AAAGTAGAAGAAGTTAAAGTAGAGGCAACAAAGGAAGAGACAGTAGCACCAGCAACTGCAACTCCTACACCGTCATCTGCGACAGTAACAGTAACCTCTGATGCACCGAAGGCCGATGCGGCAGATATCTTAGCAATGATTCGTAGTAGAAAAACTGACTAAGAACCAATATGAGTGTGGGGAGCAATTCCCACACTTTTATAACACATTAGGAGAAATACATGGCAAGAGCCTTTGATGCGAGTAAATTTCGCAAAAGTATAACGAAATCTGTTCCTGGTATGAGTGTTGGTTTTAGAGACCCAGATACTTGGATATCAACAGGAAATTATACATTAAACAAACTTATCAGTGGAGACTTTAATAAAGGTGTACCACTAGGCAAAGTAACAGTATTTGCTGGCGAGAGTGGAGCAGGAAAATCATTTGTTGCCGCAGGTAACATTGTAAAAAACGCACAAGACCAAGACATATTTGTAGTACTAATCGATAGTGAAAATGCACTTGATGAAAAGTGGTTACATGCACTAGAGGTAGATACTACACCAGAAAAATTATTAAAATTGAGTGTATCAATGATTGATGATGTTGCTAAAATCATCTCAGACTTTATGAAAGGGTACAGAGAAGACTATGGAGACACACCAGACGCAGAACGTCCAAAAGTTTTGTTTGTGATTGATAGTCTAGGAATGATGATGACCCCAACCGATGTTGACCAGTTTAATAGAGGTGATATGAAAGGTGATATGGGTCGTAAGCCAAAAGCATTAGCATCATTAGTACGCAATAGTGTCAATTTGTTTGGACAATATAATGTAGGATTAGTTGCTACGAATCACACATATGCATCGCAAGATATGTTTGACCCAGATGATAAAATCTCAGGTGGTCAAGGATTTATCTATGCATCTAGTATTGTAGTAGCAATGAAGAAACTTAAGTTAAAAGTAGATGCTGACGGAAATAAAACTAGTCAAGTACATGGTATCAGAGCGGCATGTAAAGTAATGAAAACTCGTTACTCAAAACCATTTGAAAGTGTACAAGTTGAGATTCCTTATGAAACAGGAATGAACCCATATAGTGGATTAGTTGAATTTTTTGAGGCAAAAGGGTTACTAGTAAAACAAGGTAACCGATTGAAATATATAACAAAATCAAGCGAAGAGATGATAGAATTTCGTAAGAATTGGACATCAGAAAAACTTGATATTGTTATGAGTGAGTGGAATGATGAAAATCTAGACGATGAAAAACACGAGTTAGAGCAACATGAGTCTGAGGGATAAAATATATAGAAATATATAGCAATATATATAAATACATTGCTTACACATATTAAGATATACTAAGAGGAGACTTTTTTTGGAATCAGAATCACTTTACGAATTATGGGAAACTTTAAAAAGTTATATTCCCGCTAAAGATAGAATAGAAGCAGGTGAAATGTTTATTAAACAATGTGACGACTTAGGAATGAGTACCGAAGAAATTGGAGAATTGATTGACGGTGATGAAGTCTTAGAAGTCGCATTGAATAGATTTTTTGATGAAGAAGATGATTATGATGATTGGGACTAATGAATTGGTATAGCAACATAGTAAAAGACTGGAGTGAAATACCCAACTTTATTCAATTTTTTGAAAAAGAACTCACGGACGCAAGAAAAGAAGTAAAGATACATGGAAACATTGAGATGAATTCTACTCGACTTCCTGCATATGTTGAATTACGTTTCGGTCAATTACAAGAGATAGAAGCAATATTAGAACATTTAAATATTCAATTACGCAGAAAGAGAAGTCAATATTTAAGAAAATATTTAGAGAATTATAACAAAGTTTTAAGTAGCAGAGATGCTGAGAAGTACGCAGACGGCGAAGATGAAATTGTTGCAATTGGGGAATTGATAAATCAAGTAGCACTTATAAGAAATCAGTACCTAGGAATAACAAAAGGATTCGAAATTAAACACTTCCAACTGACAAACATTATCAAGTTACGTGTGGCAGGAATGGAAGACTCAGAGATTAACACATTTTAGGGTAGAGAAAAAAATGGCTAGTATTCAAATAGTTAAACGAAATGGAGAAAAAGAAGACTTAGATTTAGAAAAAATGCACAAAGTTGTTTTTCAGGCATGTAACAGTATTAATAATGTGTCTGCTAGTGAAATTGAATTAAAATCACATATTCAATTTTACAATGGAATGACAACTAGTGAAATTCAAGAAACATTAATCAAAGCGGCAGCCGAATTAATAACAGAAGAGTTACCAAACTATCAATGGGTTGCTGGAAACCTAATCAATTATCACATTAGAAAAGAAGTATATGGCGCTTTCAAACCATGTCATCTTTTAGAGTTAGTTAATAAGAATGTTGAATCTGGATTTTATGATGAATCATTACTAACTGACTATACAGTAAATGAATGGGAAAAGATTAATGGTTTTATCAAACATGATAGAGATTTTGACATCACTTATGTTGGAATGGAACAGTTCCGTGGAAAATATTTAGTTCAGAATAGAGTTACAAAACAACTTTATGAAACACCACAAATGTCGTATGTGTTAATTGCGGCAACATTATTCAGTGAATATCCAAAAGAAGAAAGATTAAAATGGGTCAAAGATTACTATGACGCAATTAGTACTTTTGATATCTCATTACCGACTCCTGTTATGGCAGGTGTTCGTACTCCACAAAGACAATTTAGTAGTTGTGTATTGATTGAAACAGATGATTCGTTAGACTCAATTAATGCTACGACTAGTGCTATCGTTAAGTATGTTTCTCAAAAAGCGGGAATTGGCATCGGTGCAGGAAGCATTCGTGCTATTAATTCACCAATCAGAAATGGCGATGCTAGTCATACAGGTGTAGTTCCTTTTTATAAAATGTTTCAAGCAGGAGTAAAATCATGTTCACAAGGTGGTGTTCGTGGCGGTGCGGCTACATTATATTATCCAATTTGGCACTATGAAGTAGAAGATTTACTTGTATTGAAGAACAATAAAGGTACAACAGATAATCGTGTTCGACATATAGATTATGGAGTTCAATTCAATAAACTTATGTATGAACGTCTAATGTCAGGTGACAATATTACATTGTTCTCACCACATGATGTTCCTGAGTTATATGATGCATTCTTTAATGACCAAGATAAGTTTCGTGAACTTTATGAAATGGCAGAACGCAAAACATCTATTCGTAAGAAAACAGTATCTGCCCTTGANNTATTTTCGTCATTTATGACTGAACGCAAGAACACTGGTCGCATCTATTTGATGAATGTTGACCATGCTAATGACCATAGTTCTTTCGATTCAAAAGTAGCACCTATTAAACAAAGTAATCTATGTTGTGAAATTACTCTTCCAACTAAGCCACTGAACAGTGTAGTTGATGAAGAGGGCGAAATTGCTCTCTGTACACTAAGTGCTATCAATTGGGGTAATATCAGAACACCAGAAGAATTTGAGAAACCATGCGAGTTAGCAGTGAGAGGACTTGATGCATTATTAAGTTATCAGAACTATCCACTAATCTCAGCCGAGTTAGCAACGATTAATAGGAGACCTTTAGGTGTAGGCATTATTAATTTTGCGTATTGGTTAGCAAAAAATGATATGACTTATACTGATGCTAACTTAGAGTTAGTTGACGAATGGGCAGAAGCATGGAGTTATTATCTCATTAAAGCATCAAATCAATTAGCCCAAGAGCGAGGACCTTGTCCTAAAACAGATGAAACAAAATATGGGCATGGTATTGTGCCAATTGATACTCGTAAAGTAGAAGTTGACGAACTTGTTGCTCATAAAGAGAGAATGGATTGGAAATCTCTTAGAGAAGACCTTAAAGAATATGGAATAAGAAATTCAACTCTTATGGCTCTTATGCCCGCAGAAACATCTGCACAGATTTCAAATTCTACAAATGGTATTGAACCACCAAGAAGTTACGTGTCAGTGAAACAATCAAAGCATGGAGTATTGAAACAAGTTGTTCCTGGTATTCATAAGTTGAAGAACAAATATGAACTACTATGGGACCAAGAATCTCCAGAAGGTTATTTGAAAATTATGGCAGTATTACAAAAATATATAGACCAAGGTATATCAGTGAACACAAGTTATAATCCTGTATTCTTTGAAGATGAAAAGATACCAATGAGTGTAATGTTACAACATCTTATTATGTTCTACAAATATGGCGGAAAGCAGTTGTATTACTTTAACACATTTGATGGACAAGGTGAAATGGATGTTGGCTTCAATACAATGGACAAGAACGAAGAAGTACCGACAGGTTCTCTAATAGATGATGAAGACTGCGATAGTTGTACAATATAAAAGACTTGTATATATTATTAAAATAATGTATAATAGATATTAATGAATATTGAAAGGAAACAAAATGCCGTTTGACCAGAAAATAACTAGAAAAGATTTTGACGAGATAGTTCACGGAAGTGGACTTGTCGTAGATATCGATGTTGCTTGGAATGATGCAAAAGAGCATATCTTGGTTTCGGCTGACTCTAATATTAAGTATAGCCCCACTAATAAGGCTCTAGGGTTATTTGAAAAGTGGTACAAGTCAGTTAAGCAAGGTAATCCAGATTACAATGGAGTGTATGGCGACCCATATTACATTACTGATGTATGGGCTTGTTGGAAAATGTACTCTAGGGATAGTGTAAAAGCACTTGCTAGACCAAAAATGATTAACGAAATTAGTGTCATAGAGCATATGACAAATCATATAGGTGAAATAAAAACAGTAGTAGATGCTGGTTGTGGTATTGCTTATACAACAGGCCAACTTAAAGAAATGTTTCCAGATGCAAAAGTTACAGGAACTAATTTGCAAGGAACTTGGCAATATGGCTTTGGTAAGAAATTAGGTTTGTCTCATGGCTTTGACATGGAACCAGAAATCACTACACTAAAAGATGTTGATTTGATATTTGCTTCCGAATACTTTGAGCATTTCTATGAACCGATTGCTCATTTAAAAGATATTTTGGATAATTGTAATCCTAAGTTTTTAGTTTGTGCAAACGGATTTACTGGTGATGCAATTGGTCATTTTGATTTTTATAGAGTTGATGATGATTTAGAAGAATCTGATAAACAATGGAATCTATTTTCTCAAAAAGGTGAACCTAAAGGGAATATTCAAACTGATAAAGAAACAAGTAAGAGATTTGGTAAATATCTAAAAAGCAGAGGATATACAAAATTAGATACTAACATTTTTAATAGTAGACCAAATATATGGCAAAAAGGTCCAGTTAATAAGCCAGCAAGTGAAAATTTTGAGGAACTTTTTGATTAATGAATAATAGATTTTATAACGATGAAGCAGAGATTACTTGTACAGACAATGACAATGTTGTTACTGCTGAAGTTGATGATTTCAGATTAGAAGACTCGTTAAATGCATTTGTTGCCACTAATAAAATTCATATGAAATGGAACGGTAGTGTATATGTAGGCAATGCATTTGGTATGGAATTTACTACTAAAGGTCCAAAATACTTAGGAAAAAAATGAAATGACAGTTCTTAATGCAAAAAATAAACAAGACCATACAAAGTCAAAAGCATTCTTGGACCCGTCTGGTGGCGTAGCAATTCAACGTTTTGATACATTAAAGTATAAACAGTTTGACAAATTGACTGAGAAACAATTAGGTTTCTTTTGGAGACCAGAAGAAGTAGACATTCATAAAGATGCTAACGATTTCAAACTTCTCACAGAACATGAACGACATATTTTCACATCAAATCTAAAACGTCAAATCTTATTAGATAGTGTACAAGGACGTGCCCCTAGCGAAGCATTTGGACCACTTATTAGTCTTCCAGAACTAGAAGCATGGACAACAACGTGGACATTTAGTGAAACAATACATTCACGTAGTTATACACATATTATTCGTAATGTGTATGCTAATCCTAGTGAAGTCTTTGATGATATTATGGATATTAAAGAGATTGTAGATTGTGCTGGTGATATCAGTAGAAACTATGACGAACTGATTGACCTTACATTAAAGTATCAATTACTGGGTAAGGGAAATCATACAGTTAATGGTAAAAAAGTTGAAGTTGATTTGTATGAAATTAAAAAATCACTCTATAAGACTCTTATGAGTGTAAATATTTTAGAAGGTGTACGTTTTTATGTTTCATTTGCGTGTAGTTGGGCATTTGCTGAACTTAAGAAGATGGAAGGCAATGCTAAACTTATTAAGTTAATTGCACGTGATGAAAATTTACATTTAGCATTTACGCAGTCACTTCTAAAACTTCTTCCAAAAGATGATAAAGATTATAAAAAAATTGCAAAAGAAACAGAAGAAGAATGTATTCAGATGTTTATAGATGCAGTTGAACAAGAAAAAGCATGGGCTGATTATCTATTTAAAGATGGTTCAATGATTGGTCTTAATGCACAGTTACTACATGATTATATTGAATGGATTTGTTGTAAACGTATGATTGCCGTTAATTTAAAATGTCCTTATACAACACCACAAATGAATCCTCTACCTTGGACACAAAAGTGGATTGCAGGCGCAGAAGTACAAGTAGCACCTCAAGAAACAGAAATAACCTCTTATATTACTGGCGGAGTAAAGCAAGATGTGTCAGAAGATACATTTAACCATTTAACACTATGATTGAATTAGATAAGATTGGTACCGTAGATTACGAAGTAAAAGATTTTGTTGCGTTGACACCACATAATGATGCACATTTTTGTTTGGTGCCTAGAAACGTTGACCAGAAAAGTATTTTAAAATTACAAAAGATTATGATGGATATTGGTAATGCTAACATATCAAATGGAGTGTGTAAGCAGTATAAGACGATAATGAAGTTCGTCAACGACCATCCAATCGTAGAAATCCATTTAACACAGGAGAAAGACATGACAACAATGGGATTAGAGTTTCAAGAATGGGTACAAAGTACCTGGATGGAGCATTTAGATGAGAAATTGATGTGGAGAGAGAAAGTAGATTACACTCAAGCCGATTGGCTTAAGAAGAATTTAGAGTTCTTAACTGATAAATTTCAGAAAACAGTTAGAAATAAAAAATGAAAATAGTACTTGCTACGGGTGGATTTGATCCACTTCATTCGGGACATATTGAATTTCTTAATTCTGCGGCAAAGTTAGGTGGTATGCTTCTTGTAGGTTTAAACTCTGATGAATGGTTAGAACGTAAAAAAGGCAAAGCATTTATGCCTTGGAACGAACGTCTTAAGATTTTAAATAATCTACAGATGGTCGATGAAGTATTTACGTTTGTAGATGACGATGATTCTGCTATAAATTTTATAAAACAGGCCAAGGCACATTATCCAAAAGATAAACTAATTTTTGTTAACGGTGGAGACAGAACAGCAGATAATATTCCAGAAATGATATTTGATGATGTTAAATTTGTATTTGGTGTTGGCGGTGAAGATAAAAAGAACTCAAGCAGTTGGATATTAGAAGAATGGAAAGCACCTAAAACTATTCGTAATTGGGGATATTATAGAATATTACACGAAGATGGTATGGGTGGTAATCTTAAGACTAAAGTAAAAGAACTCACATTAGACCCAGGAAAGTCTATATCGTTACAACGTCATAAATTCAGACGTGAGTATTGGGTAGTTACATCTGGTATAGCCACTGTAGAAATAGAAGGTCAACCTAGAACATTAGGTATACACGAGGATGTAGAGATACCTATAGGATGGTGGCATAGACTAAGTAATAAATCAACAATGCCTTTGCGAATCGTAGAGATTCAAACAGGAATGAAGTGTGATGAAGAGGACATAGAACGTGCGCCTCATAAAGAAGACCATGATTTTCGAGTATAACTAAGGAGAACAATATGGAAGATAAAAATACAGACCGTCCTAGAATATATGAACGCAATCCAGATACAGGCGTGACTCGTTGGAGATACATGGATGAAAGTTTAAAAGATTATAACTGGCCCGATTATGGGAATATAACTAAGGAGAATAATATGCAAGGAACTACAACAGAAAGAGTATATGACAGCAAGAATTCAATGAATTTATTGGGCTTATCAGAAACAGAGATAGCACAATTAATCGAGTCATTGGCTACAAATCCAAGTATCAAAGCAGACGAAAAAGAGTCAACATTAAATTGGATGCGTGAACAATTTTCTGAACAGAAAATTGGCGGAGCATGGAAACGTAGAATTAGAGAGAAAGGCTATGTTATATGATAAAAAGTCTGAGAGTGCCCTTACTTGCTTTGAGTATGATGCTTTTAATGGGTGCGT